AGAATCCATCCGAGCTTGTCAACTGCCCAATCATAGAGGCGAGTGACCGGGGCCTTCATGTCCTCCCATACTTTCAGCCATGAATTCCACAGGTCATCCAGAATGATCGTAGACGATTCAAGCAGCCATGCCATTGTCGCGGCCACCGACAGGATGCTCTTGGAAACCCACCCGACCGCCGTGCCTACCTTTTCGGAGAAATCGTACCAGCTTCCGGCGTTGCGCTCGATGAGGTCGGACATATAATCTGAGTATGCCGCCGTGGCATTGGCCGAATCCCTGAAAATGGCCTGCGTCATGTTTGACAGGTTCGTCTGCTGCTTGTCCATGTTCGCGGAAATGGAATCCCACGCCCCGGTCATTTCCCTTGAAATCTTCTCGGAATACTTGTCCACGGCGTTGCTGGCAACCTCCGCCGCCTAGGCCTGATCGTAGAGCATCTGCCCGACCTTCGCCGCTGCCGTCGCCCCGCCTATCGTGGCAAAGGACGTGATAACAGACACCTTCAAGACCTGCGGGGTTTTCAGCTTATTGATAAACTGATCCAGGGACGCGGACGCCCGGTCGAACCCGCTCTGCACGTCCGCTGCGTCTGCCCGCATTTTGATGATGAGATCGGAAATGGTGCTCATCGTTTCTTTTTGTCCTTACTCACGGCCTCAACGAATTCCTTGTTCTGGTAGGGAGAGAAGCCAGCCTTTATCTTCTCCGCTACGGTGTCTGCGTCGTCTGCGTCCTTCCCCGATGTCCTGTCCGCTTCAATCTTGCAGTAGGCCATCCATTCCCCGAGTTCCCGGCTGTCTATCCGTTCCAGCATCTCCCTGACGGGCATTTTCAGTTCGCGGGCGAGGGAGAAGTAGAAGAACCGGCTCCCCCGCTTTCGGAGTTTTTTTCAAGTTCCTTTACGCTTTCGTCGGTCAACCCGTTGAGGCGCTGCGCGATGGTAAACAGGCGGTCGATAACCTTCGATGATTTCTTTCCGAGTTCCCTGATGTCGGCATCCGTGAAGATCCGTTTCAGGTCTTCGTCCACGATGGCCCGCGCAAGCAGCTTCGCCCGCATGTCATCGCGGTTCAGCTTGATTTCCTTCCCCTTCATGTCGTACATGGATGCCTCGTAGGCGTCCCGGTCGGAGCCTGTGATAACGGCAATCCTGACCGAACCTCCCCACTCCGGTACGTCTACATCCTCGAAAGCCCTGTCCTGCGCTGCAAAAATAGCGTCCCTCGTCAACCTGCTCATCACGTCCCTCCAATGATCGAATAGATTTGATTCACAAGATAAATCTCATAATCGGCGTCGTAAGCATCCCCATCGGCAACCCGGATACAGGCGAAAGCCGTCGAACCCGTCATGGCGGTATGCACCGCTTCCGCAATCGTCCGGGCCTGATCGTGATCCGTCGATATGATGTCGATTCCGTATCGCGCCCGCTCCTTGCCGCAGTAGCCGTCGAGCGCGTAGAACCCGTCTGCCGATACCTTCGTGTAGACCACGGCGGGGAATGTCACGTTGTCCTGCGGGACCATGACGGGGTAAATGCGCGTGCCCGTCAGCGTTGATATGGACGACGAATTTCGCAGGACATCGTAAATCTTCGTGTTAAGAGCCATACTTTTCCGTTATCTTCTGGTTCAGCTTTACCTTGTACGTGTCAATGGCCTGCACGGAGTGGCCCGCCATGACATCGCGCAGGATGTGTTGCCCGCGCTGGCCGGGATGCTTGACGATGCGCCCGTAAATGTCCCGCTTGCCCTTGTCTGAAAGGACTCGTTTCTTTCTCGCCCCGATTACGTGCGGCTTCGTCCCGTACTCCACAAGATGCGCCGTCCGTGTCCTGTGCGTGATTCCGTACCCTACTTGCCACTCGCCCGTTTTGTAGTCCTTGCGATACCCGACGCTGCTTTTCAGCCAACCGCGCCTGACGGGAACCCGTGACCGCAACGATTCTGCGAGGTACTTCGCCATTTCCTCTTCCGACTCAATCCGCGCCTCGCCGGAAACGTACTCATTGGCTTCTCTGAGGTCTTTCTTTACGTCCTCGTCATTGGCAACGCGGATAGCGCACTCGATCTCCTTTTCCGCTTCTGCCGTCCTTCCCTCCCCAAACGCCACGGCCCCGCGCATGATATGCCGCAGGGCATGTTGCACCTCTGCCCCGATGAAGTTGCGGACGATGAAGTGGTTAAGGATGCCCGCGATATGCGCCCCCGTTTCAGCCCCGAATGTGCGGCCAGCGGCCCCGCCCGCACTCGCTATCAGGCGAGGCGTAATCACCCGCGATCCTATCCATGCAGCCGTCCAGATTACAGGTGCGCCCATCAGGTGCTTAACCTCATCGTTGTCATTTCCACGCGGTCGTCCATCTCCGTTACGTCCTGAATGAGATACGTGGACCCGTTATAGACAACGCGCATATTCACGTCGATCCCGCTAGTAAGTCTGATTGTTATTTTGTTGACCAGTTCCTGCCCGAGAACGCCGCTTTTCATGATGTCGCGCATTCTCACGGGCTCGACCTGCGCCCACGCGTTGCTGAGATACGTGGACCATGTAATCGTCTGCGTTCCCGATACCGTTGACTGAGTAGCCACGGGGTTCAGAATTGAGATTTTTTTGTTTAGTTTCCCCGCTAACATTCGGACCTCAAATGATGGTGAGCGCCCTCCGGCTCCCACCATTCTACAGGGAAGTTGCGTTGCTGTAGGTGCAAGCCCCGGTGATTTCCAGGGTAATGCTCCCCTTCACGATCTGATCGACGGCCCCGGTAATACTGAAGCCGCTCACATACGCGTCAAAGATGATTTTGGTTTTTGCCAGTTCCACCGTGCTGTCATTCAACTGAATGAGCGCCTTTCTCATGTAGCGGTTTGCCCGACAGGTCCGCATGTAGTCCTGCGCCGTGGTGCCGGGACGGAAATTCACGTCGAGAGTCACCTGACCCTCATCCCGCAAACCGAGCATTTTTTCCTTTGCTGTGCTTCCGAGGTGGCTTGCGTCAATGACGTTCGCCGCCCCCGTAGGCCCGTTGAAACCAACCACTTCCGCAACGGCGTGAGACGTAGAGGTGGACGCCGCCGTGGTAGTGGACCAGAAGAAAATTGCGCCTTGAGATTCGATTGCCATTTCCCATCACCCCCTTACGCGACAGTGGAGTAAGTGACGGCCCCGCTGATCTCGATGGTGATGGATGCCTTGACAATCTGATCCACCGCCCCCGTGACCGAGAAGCCTGAAACGTACCCGTGCCCGTTCAGCATTGTGATGGCCGTGTCCGTCATCTTGATAGCCCAATTCCCCTGCGTCCTGGCGGCGCGACACTCGCGGAGCTTTACCTGTCCCGTGTCCGAGGGCGCAAGGTTACAGTCAAGAGTAATCTGCCCCTCGTCTCTGAGGCCGATCATCTTTTCCTTGGCCGTGCTGCCCAAATGCGAAGCGTCAATGACGTTCGCGCTGCCAGTGGGGCCATTGAACCCGACAACCTGTCCCACGCTGATAACGGTGGAAAGGGATGTCGTTGTGCTCCAGTAGAGCACGCAGCCCTGTGATTCAATTGCCATCGGTTAATACCTCCTGCAAGACTCCGACGTTACAGGCCCACTATCGCTTGCGACTCGGGGATGGTCAGTCCCTTCGTGCTTGTCGCCTAGACCGCTTGCCGCTGGCCTCGTTTGAAAAGTCCGGGGAGGGCGTCCGGGCCTTGAGGGTCGGCAAGCGGGTTAAATCTTAATCACCGTGTACGGGTCGAGAAGCCCGTCAACAAACGTGCGGGGAAGTTCAAGCATCGTCTGTGCTCCCGGTTCGACGGACAGGCTTTCCCGGTTGTTGTACATGGCTCCAACGCGCAGCTTGATCCATGCCTTGATGCCATATGGCGTCGTGGCCGTAGACGCCCCGCTTAACGCGTAACCGCACTTGTAGCGAACTCTGACGGCGTTCATTACGTCGTAGGTTTCCGGCCAGTCGTTGCCGTAGGACGGCACTACCCACGCGGGCTCGGAATCCCCGTCAATGGAATAGGCCGTGGCCGAAAGGGTAGCCGTCGCCCCGCTTGAGTCGATGTAGCTAATACTGAGGTCGGTAGAGTTGGACGACAAGGGAGGCCGTGGGATCTCAATTCCGCCATCGGGGAATTCATCAAGCACCAACTCCCACGTCTGCGGCATGAGCGCCCGCTTCGTCTTGTTCTCAGCTTCGTTCTGCGCCGCCATCAGATAGACTTTGAGCAGGGCATCCTCCGACGTGTCGGACGTGGAGAGCCGCAGGTGCGCCTTGATTTCGTCAATCGTCACGCACGCCCCGGTTGCCTCCGTAATCAGCACAAGCGCCATTATCTCGACCTCCACACGTCGCCCGCGCGGCGATAGGTGTTGACGTATATTTTCGACTGCCGGTGATGGTCCCTGACCGGATTCGACGTTCTGAGCTTCCTGCCGTGTGTCCTGGTATGCACTTCAAGGACAATTCCGTCGGCGGCGTTTGCGTTGTAGGTGTCGTCAGGCGTGACCTTCGTGGAGAAGTCAACCCCGTCGGCGTACTGTTCCTGCGTTCCGTCGCTGATGGTGATATGGTGCTGCTGAATGAGTTGGGTGATCTCGTCTGAGGCGATAATCTGCCCGGAATCCTGCGCGGAAATCGTGTGCCCGATGATAACGACAATGGCATCGGCAACGGAGAGGTTCGCGCCGTCGTCTACAGTGATGACCTGCCCCTGGATGAGACTGACCGCCCCGGAGACGTTGACCTGTACACCCTCGCCTGCCGTCACGGGGACATCTGCCCCGACGCCTAGCGTAATATTGTCGGCATGGTTTTCGTTGACGGCTTCCGATACCGCGATGACATGGTGCTGAATAATATCCGGGGCATCGGAAACGTTCTGCTGTATGCCTTCCGCAACGGGGAGCGCCCCGCCCGCGTAAATCGTCACCCCGTCCCCGGCATTGGCATTTACGCCGTCGTCTACGGTGATGACGTGGTGCTGTGTCAGGCTCGGGCCGTCTGCTGCATTGACAACCGCACTTTCACCCACGGTCAATCCGTAGCCATGAACCGGAACCGGGGTAACGGCGGTGTTTATCTGTGAGGCTTCCGCGACAGAAGCAAGGACATGGCCGATTATCAGAGTGGGAGCATCACCGGTGTTTACCTGAGCCCCATCTGCGACAGACGCGAGCGTTATGTTCCCGCCCAATCCGACACCGTCAGCCGCGTTATGCTGCACACCATCCGTTACGGACAACAGGTGCGACTGCGTGTACGCGGGGGAGTCGGCTATGTTGGCATTGTAGCTTTCGGCAATGGTGATGTTGTGCGCCTGAGTATATGCGGGGCTGTCGGCCAGAATGGCCTGCGTTCCGTCCGCAACGCTGGCAAGGGGATGGGCGATGGCAAGGGTCACTCCGTCCCCGGCGTTGACGTTCGTCCCGTCAGCCACAGACGCCAAGACGTGCCCGATGGTCAGCATCATGCTGTCCCCGGCACAGACCTGCACCGTTTCGGCCACCGTTGCAATGCGATGGCCGATGGTGATGGTGATATTATCTCCCGCGTTGACGTGATACGACTCCGCTACTGACGCCAAAGTCTGCCCCACGCCCTGCGGGAGCAGGAACACGGCGTTCTTACAAAACGCCTGCGCCAGAACGGTATGCGGTAAACCGCCATTTACCCGATCTCCTCAAATACGATATG